CGCCACGAAACTTCTCGGGAACTGAAAAGTTTGTTGCAGGGACATTCCGCAGAATATTGCCAAGGCGATTACCTTCTTCATCCTCCACTGGTTCAAGCGTAGCAACAAAAGTCCATCCGCCAATCTTTGGAGCAGGACCGTTGATTTCGACATTGTGTATCCTCCGGATGCGCGGAAAACCATTCTTCATGTACTCCACTTCTTTGTAGTCGAGCAGCGTGAAAGTGATTGCACCGACGTTCAGCTTCGAGGCGCGCTTCTGCAATTTCGCAATCTGCGCGGTGAGCTTGTCAAGGTTCTCTTCAGGAATTTGGTAGATCGGCATCAGTTGCCCTCCATAGCTAGATGTTACAAAATTGCCCCGGCAGTGTCAACACTTAATTTCGTAGCCAGAGCTTTCGATTCCAGCTATTCCCCTGCACGTGGAATGCCATTTCCTCCGATCCGTTTATCTCCATATCGCCGCTGCATCCATTCTGCTGCGCCCAGACGCGATCTATCCCGACGATTTGATTGTTCGGGCTGTAAGTGCGCGATCCAAGTGTCGCAATGTGGAAGACGCGACCCGGCTGTTCCTGCGGGTATGGAGACGTGATCGCCTCAACCTTCCAATAGTTTTTCGTCTTGCCGACGATCTTGCCAGTGAATTCAAATACGCGGTGGCTGTTGGTGAATCGAGCCCGAACCTGCTGACCGATTTCGAAGTTATCCATTTTAGCGAACCTCCTTGAGATCGCGCAGTGGCGCAAGTTTCCAATCTGTGACGCGCTGCTGTTGCCAGCGGATATACTCATCGAGTTGTTTGACGCGAGGCACCAGTTGATGCTCGGCGAACTTCTGATTCATTTTTGTAGCCGTTTCGAGTGCGCTGTTAGAGTTTACGCTGTGTGTGAATGCATTGACCCGCTTGCCCTGTAGATCGAACCAAAAGATCGTTGGCTGGGGAACGTAATCGTCGTGCTTCTTAACCGCGATGCCCTCATTCATCAGTGCAACCCAGCGTGCATTCCGATCCGCCTCTTCTAGTGTTACAGGTTGCGCGGCTTCGGTGAACAGTGAGACTTCCCGATCCTCGTAACGTGCGTGCCGATTCTGCCATGTCGCCGGAACGTATTCAGCGAACCATGCCTTGGGTTCCGTGGCAGGCTTGTTGAGTTCATCGATGCGCGCCTGAATGGTTTTGCGGCTTTCCTTCGCGCTGGCGATGAATCGCTTGATCAGCGCGCACGATTGTTCGTAAGGTTCATGCTTCGAGCCGGGGCACTGGCCGATAAACGTGTTCCATCGCACTGAGTAGCCATGTAGCGCCAGCAGATCGTTCGGGAGCTTCTGAACACGACCGCAGGCTTGGCAGGACCCGGCAGCAGTGGCTTTAGCCTTCATCGGTTCCTCCCCGTGATTTGAACCCGGTCCAGACCTATCGGGATGACGGCGACCTTGTCAAATTCGTTTTCCATTTTTCGCTTGAATGCCTCAGCGCGGCGGATTCCGGCCAGCGTGGCAGTGTCGAAAATTTTCGTCTTCATTAGCTCCTCCCTGCGAAATTGAATGCTCCGCGCTTGAAGCGGAGATTGTAGAGCGAGGCACCGGTGAAATTCGGGTCAGAGGCATCGCCCGCGATCTTTTTCTTATCCACTTGCCCGTACCCTTTGATTCCGTAGATCAGGCCGGTTGTAGAATCGAGCAGAAATGCGCCGGAGCTTCCGATGTCCAGACGAATGTATTTCGCGCCGACGTGAAAGTGTGTGGAGTAATCCGGGGAATCGAAATTCAGATTCGGATAAGACTTTTCGAATTCTGCCCGGCCAGCTTCGTGCCAGTTGTAGAGAATTTCTTTGATTCGATTCTCCGTAATTTCGGCCTGCTGTTCGATTGTCATTGTTGCCTCCATGCAGAAGAGTCTAAAGGAATTTGAGGTGAATGTCAAGCCCTGCGCATCAGAATTTGCGGAGAATGAGCCCGGTAATCTCCGCAGCCTGCGGACTCCCGAATCTCATAGATTGGGTAGAATATACCCAAATATATGAAATCTCATATGTCAGCGAACGCGGACACCTCGCGGATGACGGCGACCGACGACACCGCCAGCGCATCGTATAATAGGCAACGGCAGCGATCCGGGGCAGAATGCACGATAGATAGGGTAGTCTGGTGAGATTGTTGGGACGAATACGGTGAGATTGCGCAGGCCGGTCTGAGGCGCTCCTGATCGAGATATAGATCGGCAGGATTGCCGGAGGCGGGCGTGCCAAAGGCTAAGTCAGAGTGACAGCCGGAGCCCTATTGTATCTTGGTTTATACAAAGCAATTAACCGAGATTCTTCTTGGGCAGCTTCACGGGCATCGTCGTAAACAGTCACACGAATGGTCTCCACTTCGAAAAACGAGGCATAGCGGCCCGGCTGCTCGCGGGATATCCCCGGCGTGAAAGCTCGACGCATTCCCGTGCGTGAGTATCCCACATACAACCGTTCTCCTTTTGCGTCAATATATTCGTAGACACAAGGTAATCGAAATTTCGCTGCCTGCACTTTAAGCGTTCCGAGTTTCATTCTATCCTCCGGCCTACGTGTACCGTGTACCGTGGCACGTCCCTATATGATGAGATGCTTTGAAACAACATAAAGGTGCTATACAATGTCCTCATTGAATAATGGGAGCGTTACGAAAATACCCCCGGATTGTGTCACCAGCGGGCGGAGGTGAAGGGAGAGAAAAATCCAGAAATCTACCTTTAAGTCCTTTACTGTATATTATTTACATAGCATACTGAGTAGTTTTCTTAATAGACATAAACACCCACTGGCTGCGGGTGACACAATCCGAGGTCATTTTCGTAACGCTCCCTATTATATAAAGGGATTAGAAGTTCTTACATGACACCCGAAGCTGTCACCTTATAATGCCACCACATTGTGTCACCACATCGCAGACGCCATGTTACGAAATTCGGGGTGTAAGCTTCGCCTTTAATGGAGAGAGCAGACCTCTCAAGATATCTCGGCAATACTAGAGCGATCCGGCGCGGAAGCGTAAGGATCAAAACATCGCTGTGGCCGGTGTCTCGAAACCCCAGTGGTAAACCGAGCAGCCACATGACTCTTTTCGCGGCAGTGCTGGCGTACGCAGGTTTGACCTACAGCTGGCTTGCTTTGATGTGCCGCTGGAAGACAGGCCAATGGCCTTTGGAACAGCCGATGAGTGTGCTGAAAAGAATTCGGGAAACATCAGTCGCCCAGCTTGCACATTTTGGGTGGGGCGCATTCATCCCGACGACTCTGCTTTTAGAGCACAGAATTTTTCACATTACATCGGTTCGACAGATTGGCGCGCTGAGCATTTTAATTCCGCTTGTGAAAGAAGCGATTGAGTGTGTTCCGTATCACGGGAAGTCACTGGCACCTTGGGAGACCGAAGGCATTCAAAGTTTATCCGATGGGATTCTAGATTTTGCGTTTTTCATGATCGGCTTTGCATGTCTGACGATGATGCTCCCGTGACGCCATGAATATCGAAAAGCTTTACAAGAATTTGTGTCGGAAAGCGTTTAACATTTCGCCGATTAAAGCGCGAGTCAGATTCAAGAAATTGAAGAAGCTTTTGGCGAGTGCAGACTATTGGCAAGGGCCAAGTGGTGAAGGCATCTCGGGATTACGAATCAAGGTTCTGAAAAAGCTTCGATTCAGCAATGCACTTGTGGCTCAGTGTTTGATTCACGAAATCGCGCATGTCGTGAGCCGCCAGAGCAAGCACAATGACAGATTTTATGCAGTATATTTCAAGGCCGCAGAAACGAAATTCGGAAGGAGATTTTTCTAATGTTCACTTACACGTGGGCAGTGACGATTGAATCGGACGTTGAGTTATCCGAAGATGTTGTGAATGTGATCAGCGATCTCAAAGAAGATTTCGCAGACGCAGTTGACACAGTGCTGGATATCGAGGACGAGTTTAATCACCTCGATGCTCTGGCAAACGAGATTGTTCCGGTTGAGCAGAATGGCGATGAGCAAGGTGTTGAATCTCATGGCGTCGATGCACAAAACGGACAGGGCAGCGATGAGCCGCCAGTTTACGATTTGAGTTGGTTCTGATTGAGGAGAAATACAATGCACAAGTCACATGATCAGGGCGCACGGGATTTTACTCCGGTCGAGCCTAAAATTCTCGCCGAGGGTTATCCGACTGAGGAACTTTCGAGTGATCCCAGCGTGGCCCGTGACTGGGCGAGCTACACGTCTTTGAATCCGATGGATGCTGACGTGTTGAATCGCGGTGGTTCCAAGCAGGTTCGTAAGCCTACGGGTGGACCGGTTGGGCCTAGCGAATCGATGGAAACCGACAAGAAAGACAGCTTCTAAAGCGAGCGCAAGTTTTGAAAATCATCGGCCTATTGTTCGCTGCGTTGGTAATTGTGTCGTGGCGCGTTGCGCGTTACATCACAATGCGGCGTCATGTGCGAATGTTCAAGGCTGAGCTTGACGATGAGCTTCGGCGAAGGGCGTTCTGGTCATGAAACTGAATTCGTGGGCACTGGCTGGCATACTTGGTGTTCTGATTCTGACGCTGGCAATTGTATTAGGTGCCGCAGCGCCGACACGATTCACAGTGAATGGCTCAACGACTTATGAACAGCTGCGGGTTATTCACGCAGAGCAATCGTTAGACTTCACCAAGCAAGCGATGGTAGACAATTGGGAAGTCACGATCTGGCCGCAGGATCAGTTCGAGAAATACGTCCGCGATAACAAAGTTCAAACGTCAATTGCGTTTACGTTTCTCGATTCAGATCACACGTACATCAACGAGTATTTTCTCGTGTGGGCATCTGACGCGCAGGTTCGCTTTGTGTTAGGCCATGAGGCCGGGCACATGATATGCGAATGCAAATCAGAATTGAAAGCTGATTCACTAGCTCACGCGATGACAGGAATTGATCGGCCTATCTTCAAGCCTCTGGAATGACAATGTCTAAGACACTCGAAGAGATTCGAACGAGTCGCGCAGCGCGGCTTGTGAAGATAGAAAGCGGCATTGAGCGCTGGGCTCTTGGTTGGGTTGGTGGCAAGGACACGAAGAATCAACCGAAGAGTTGTTTCAACTGCCCGAACTTTTATATCAATCAAAAGCGTTGTCAGATTATCGGGCCGGATATCATCATCGATAGCGTGACGAAAGGCGGCGAGCGTTACACACCAGTTTGTATTTATCAGAATGGTGGATTGCCTCGCGTTGTTGCTGATGATGAAGCGATCTATAATTCAACGCTGCAAGGTCCAGACAAAGCAGATCAAGCAGGACTCGAATGGGCGAAAGGGCCGGGCACAAATTGTGGCGGCTACGATGGCGGCGCGCCTTGTGAACATTTCGTTGTGACCGATGGCAAAGGTGTTGACGGCGTCTGTAATGTGATGGAGAAGTCAGACAACAAAGTGGATTGGGATGACTGTTGTGACGCGCACAAAGGCGAGTCTATCGAGTGGCGCGAAGCTCAAGAGATTTTGAAGAGAAAGAATAAGAAGTGAAGCGAGGAAAGTATGCCAAGTTCAGTTGATCCACGCAGCACAGATATATGGGGAGATCGCAGTCAGGTTTCGAAAGAGCCAAGGTCATTCACGTTGGATACGTTAGCAGCTGAGTCTGAAGCGAGCGCAATTGCTTCGACTGATTCAAGCTCGCGTATCGGAATGGCTCCGGCGCGCACGAGTGGATCGCGGCGATGGAATATCGACCAGCGACGCTTTGAAGTTCTCAAGAATGGCGTCTGGGAAGCAGAAACAAAATGAAGCGACTCACTGGCGATGTGTTGCTCGAAGATTTGAATTTAGAGCGCGGTGAATTGGTTCGAATTGCTGACACGGTGTATTTCTATTGTGGTGTTGTCGAGTGTGATGGGAAACAATACGACAAGATTATTCCGGTTGCTGATCTGCCTCCTGAAGACGAAGACGATCATCGGGCGCGATTAGTTCTGCATTCGAAGGTCTAGCTCGATCAATCACCGTGACGATTTCGATGTGAGTTTTCGTTACGCGATATGAGAAATGGTAAGTGCCGGCAAATAAAGCACTTGCAAAAGTACAATCAGCGACCGGCTGATTGCACCAATTGATTCCAAAGAGTTTAATTTCAGCGCGGTCCGTCACGGTCCGTGCAAGTCTTTGCGATTGCAGCGGTTGCCGCCGCGCCTCGCATGTTCCGCTGGCCCCATAGCAAGTCGAGGACCGAATCCCAAGTTGTTTTCTCGTGTGTTATCAATGACTTGCGCAAGCTGCTGATTCTGTGCGGCTTTAAGAAGCATTCTTTCAGGAACTTATGAGGGGGTGGGGGAGCCCCCATGACGCCTCGCCGCCCGGCTGAGCTAGCCCAAAATTTTGAACAATCGGGCTTTCGAGCAATTTTGAATTTCGCAGTATCGAGCATCAAATGAAAAACAAAAAGAAAAGAATTTCTAAGGCGCAGGCCGAAGCAATTGAGGCTACAAAGCGAATTGAGCGTGCCATAAAGCGCAAGCGGCAAGAAGAGCGCCGCGAGAATGAGAAAGGACTCCGTGCCCTTCAGGCAGCTGAACGGCGACGCCAGCGCGAATGTTTGACACACAAGCACGCGCATCTCGACGGCATGACACATCTTGTTCTGATTGAGCAAGACGCACCGAAAAGATTTCGATATCTTTTGTGTCAGCAATGCCAAGCCAGAATAAAAGAATCAAATCCGAATTTTAAGTCGCTGCTGAAGACAATCGACAAACGGCCTGAGTGGCTGAAAAAAGTTTTTACGTTCCAACCAGAGAATTCAGCGACTGATGAAGCATACGAGTTGCCGCTGATCGAAGTGAAGAAATTGGCGAACGAACAGTTGGAAGTGAAATACAATCTTCCGCTGTACTCACGAGTTTAATTTTAGGAGATTTACAATGTCAATTAACGCACCCGCGTCCTTTACGATCACCGGCGACGCCGCGATCACCATCACGGTGACTTGGAGCACGAACCCGGCTGGCAGCACGATATCGAACGCGAGCTTTACGAAGGGCACCGTCAACGCGACGACCTATAACATGCTCGACGTGTTTGACAATCCCGGTCGGCTGATTCAGGACATCCAGAACGTTATGACTGGCACGGATGCCGGTTCGTTTGCGATGGCTGAACGACTTGTGACCGCGTTGCAGTCGATTGTGGCCTTCTATCAGTTGCAAGCCGTCAACAGCGCCACGTTCCGTTTCAATCTTGCCATCGCGTAAGGTTGTCAATCCGACGCTCTAAGGTTGACAATCTCGGAGCTTAAAGTTGACAAACGATTTTGAACCGATATCCCCGTGCGGGTCCCCCTTGACGCCGAAATGTCCGCATTGCGGGCGCACCGATTTTCCGCACTGGTCAGCGTGTAAGCGCCACGTTAAGAAGTGTCCGTTGGGCGCGCATCCCCGGCCTCCGGTGCGAATTACTTTCGGCGCAGGATACCGAGGACAATGAGTTTTTATAGCGGAACGAAACCGAATCAATTGCCGGTTGATCCGACTGATCATCAGATGCCGCAGTCAGAGATATCTCATCTCCTGCCGGATAATAGGCCGAACAGAAGTCACACGCGAATGGTTGGTGAGCACATCGATAAGCTCAACCACACTCACTACGCGCCGAACGATACACCTCAAGTGGGTTAAACATGGCGATCACACAAGTTGTAGTTCAAACTCCGGCGAATCAAACGATCTTCACTGATTCCGTAATGGGCGGAACGGTTGACGCGGTCAAAGCGTCTTCGTGTCTTGCATTTTATCTCTTCGCCGATAACTCAGCGAACGGTGTTCCGGCATATGTGAAGCTCTTCAATTTGGCGCAGGGTTCTGTTGTGCTCGGCACCACGGCACCTGACGAGATTGTTTATGTTCCGGCCAACGCAAAGATCACGCACATTTTCTTCACCGGCGCTGTGATTGGGAAAACGTTTAGCACCGCGCTTTCAGCGGCAGCTGTGACCACGGGCGGCACGAGCGGAACTTCCGGATCGAGCATACCGGTGATCATCTCGTACGTATAATTCGATGAAAGAACTCTTCGATTACTTTCAACAGAACTGGGCGCGCTCGCCGTATCCTGTGATTGATCATTCTATCCGGATTCACAAAGAGCTTGACGGCTCTTTCACGTTCTACATTCATCCGTCGAACACGGATGGAATCACAACGGATTTTGTTATCACGGAGGAAGACCTCCGACTGAGAAAATTTTGAGATTTGTACTGGCCGTCTGCCTAAATGAGTGTCGGCCAGAGGTCAAAATCGTAGGCAGGTTGTAATCCCTGTCTCGAAAAAGATTGAAGGTGAAATCCCTTCAGCGTTCCGAGTCCGTGGGGCTGCTTGTCCGGCTCGGCGGATATTCTCACAGCCTCATGGTCCAATTGAAGGAGAGTGTCATGGCAGGAACAGCATCGACATCAGTGAGTGAGTTGTTGGAAGGATTTCGAGTAATGGTTCCTGACGCCGTTCAGGAGATCGCGGGCATCAGGGTTCATCCGGTTATCGCGGCTTCAAATGAATACGCCACGGCTGAGCAGGATTTACTGAATGCACGAGCCCGGCTTGATGCGGCGCAGAAAGAAGTCACGGCGGCGGAAACCGAAGTGTCGTCGAGGCTGGACGCCTTTACAGATTGCAAGGCGAAGCTCGCAGAACTTTTGAAGTGAGGAATAACATGGCAACTGATGGCATCATCACATATCCGGCAGGTGCAATCAAGCTGAACAAGTTTTTGGGTCCGAACATCGCGTTGCTGGTAGACGGCATGCGTTTCGAGAACCACCGGCTGGATGTTGTGTTTCCATCCGAGGCCGAAGTCAGAAAGACAATCGCACGACTGGTTCGCGTGGCAATAGCGAATCGAGAAGACGCCGTGAAGTTTATTCTCGACGTGCTGGATGAGTACCATCCAATCCTTGAATCCGGCCCAGTGAATACGAAAGATATTGTTGGATGATATGACCTCATATGAAATTGTCGCCGCTGTCTCGTTTGTTGGCGGTGTTGTTGCTCGCCACTTTATTCAGTCGAAGTTTCTGCCGTTATCGGCTGATGCGAAGGCAGTGCGAACTGAACTGGATGCTCTTCGGGCCGCTGTGCTGGCCCACATCGATGCAATGGTGAGTAAGAGTGAAATCATGATTCGACATGACGCGCAGGTTTTTCGAAATCTGATAGCGGGGAAGTAAAATGTCGAATCTATCAGTCGTGACCGGGAATACAGACCCGATCTTGGTTCTGTCTGCGACTGGCACCGGCGCGAGTGCGACGACTTTCGTTCACGACTCAGCTGCCGAGAATAATTATCCCGGCCAACTATTTCCGTCTGTATTTGAATTTGCGATCACAGATATTGTCGGAGTTTTTTCTGGACTGGCTGTCAATCTTGAGTGGTCTCCGATCACTGCGACTGGCACGCCACAGTTTCAAACAGTCGGCACATGGACGCCGTTAGTTAGTCCAGTAGTTTTCTTTCCGTGCTCTGCAACGGGCACGTATCGACTGAACGTTACATCGTTCGTCGGCGGAACTTCCTTTAACGTTTATGCCTCAATCGCTTCCTCGATGCCGCAAGGCTCGGGCGGAGGTGGTGGAGGCGGAAGTGTTACACAGGGAACGGTTCCGTGGGTTGTCAGCTTCAACGCGCCTCAGCATGTCATTGTAGATAGCGGCGGAGGTGGCGGTGTTCAGTACGCCGACAATGCGGCCAGCGGGGCAACCCCGACAGGTACACTCGCCAGCGGATGGGACAGCGTAAACTCGAAAGTTCGTGCGTTGAAGGTTGACGCGAGCCAGAATCTTCTGGTCGCGCTAAACGCGGCGCTTCCTGCTGGCACGAATGTAATCGGCCACGTTGTTGTTGATAGCTTCGGCACGACAATCGATGTTTCAGATCGAGCGGCTCGTTTGTTGGGTGTGGTCTACGGATCGCAGGCTCAGCAACTGAAACAGACCGCGACGAATTTCAACCTCCAAGTCGAGCTTGCGGCTGGGGGAACTCTTTATGATGCGCGCCAGATTCGAGCGTTGACATCTGCTGATGTTGTCGATGTAAGTGATCGTACCGCAAGAATTCTTGGGCATGTAATTGTCGATTCCGGTGCCGTCACGGTATCCGGCACAGTTGCGGTTTCGAATCCCGATGTTCAGTTCGTTGACGCGGCTGCTTCAGGGACACATCCTACCGGCACGTTGGCGATGGGATGGAATACAAATAATTCGCAGATCGTCGGCCTTCGTACTGATCCGAATGACAATCTTTACGTCAACATCACGAATTCAACCGGGCAACTGACTTCGTCACAGCCGGTATTCGCACGTACGGCGTTAGATGTGAACATTCTCTCAGTTCACGACGTAGGTGTTACGGCGGCGGCAGCGTTAGCTGATAATCTTCCGAACCCGACTGCTGAGTTTGTCGGGGCAAATAATCTCGGCTGGGATTCAACAAATTCCGTTTGGCGTCGTCTTCAAGTTGTCACAGGTACAGGAATTATAGAGCAGCAGACTTTTGTTGAGGCAGCGGGCGTTCCTGTCGCATGGACGGGTCTGAATCTCGCCGGAGTAAATCCCGGTCACGTTGCAGTTGTCGATAACAACGGCGTGCAGATCGGGTATAGCGCGGCGCACTCGTTTGTCTCGCAGATTGCATCTCTAGGTGGGCAGATCATTACCGCGAATTCGAGCGGCGGCATCGGTAATGCTGTTGACACGAACCTGATGAAGATTCAAGGGCAATCATTACCTTCACCGGGTATTCCGATTATCGATTTTACAAGTGGAACGCAAGTTGCTGTGAAGCAAGCTTCGACAGCAGCGATAGCAACGGACCCGGCTCTTGTTGTGGCGTTGTCGCCGAATACCTCGCTCTTTTCGACGTTGCCGACAAATGCCGCGCAAGAAACTGGCAACTTAGCAACGATTGCTGCTAATACAGGCCGTCAGGCGACGACAGATGTTTTGATGCAGATTTTGGCGGCGCTCGATGCCGTAAACTTTAACCTCGGGAAAATCATCGGGGATTATACAGACCGTTTCGATTTGCAGACGGCTCAGGGTGTGTGATGGCTGGCATAGCTTTGGCGGGACAAGTCGGACAGCAAATTAACGCTGCCGGTTCGCAGAACATTGTTCGGACTATCAAGACCGGAGAACTTGGCGTAAGCGAAGTTCACGGTCGATTTTACGAGCAGACGTATAACGGCAACGTATTCTCTATCGGTTGCTTGTTGACGGCGTTGTCTGCCGCGACGATTTTGCTGACATCTTCGGCGCAGCCAATTGTTGGTGTTTGGAACCCTCCGACTTCTTTGAACAACCTTGTGATTCTTCAGGCAGTGTTGCAAGATGAGATTAACACCGTAACTACGCCGACTGCTCTTGGTTCTTTTGTGTGGGCCTCGTCCCAGAGTAACGCATCGCTGACAGCTGGACTCGCGCCGTTTAATCGCAAAACGATGCAGAATAACGGTTCACAAGCAAAGGCTTTTGCACTTTCGACGGCCAGTCTTTTAACTGGGCTGACAAATAATCTTGTGGTATTTGAGCCAGCGGATTTTTCGACTGTCACCACACAATCGACAACTCTGACCAGCACGGCCACGCAGTTTTTTCCCTCGGTTGTGGGCACCGAGAATTTTGACGGAAGTTTGATCGTTCCTCCGGGTGGTGTACTGGCTTTACTAAATACGGCTTCGACTACCGCGCATAGCGTTTCGGCCCGTCTGATGTGGGAAGAAGTACCTCAGCCGTGAGATGATTTATGTCGAATATGTTTTCCACCGGTAATAACTTTAATTTTACTGGTGACGGACTGACACAGGATTTGTCAGTCGATTTTTTGGACTACCGCCTTTCGCTACAGGTATTGCGTTAGGCACGAGAGTCTGGGATAACGTAGTCGTTCAGGCGTACGACGGGAATGCACCGAATGGCGTTACGGTTATCTCTTTCACGAAATTTGTGCTTAAGCTTCATTTCGATGTGGCTCCTACCGTTGGTAATCACACCATAACGTGGGCTGCATTCTGGAATTTATAAAGGAAACTCACATGCCAGCTACCGAACAAGAAAAAGCGGATGTCTCTCGCAGTCGTGGCGTAACTGCCGCGCATATTCCGGATGCTGCTGAGAAGCGCGATTATATCGCGGCTCAGGGCAAAGCGGAATCGAAAGGCATGGATAAGACTCCTGAACTGAAACAGCAGGATTTTAATAAGCGCAACGAGCTTACTGTTCTCGGCAGCATGAAGAAAGGTGGTCTAATTAAAAAGACCGGCCTTTACAAAATGCATGAGAACGAGATCGTCCTTCCGTCGCCTGATGTACTGACAGGCAAAGCGCCGAAGCAGGCACCCGGCGCGAAGAAAACGAAAGTCGTCAACGTCAAGAAAGGCAAGAAGCTGAGCACTGGCGACAAGAGCAAAGTTCATAGCGCGATGTCTGAGGTGTTCCACAACAAGCCTTCGACCGTCGATAAGAGCAAGTCGGCGGAGGGCCAGAGAAAGCAGATGGTTGCTATCGGGCTCAGCAAGGCGCGTCAGGCCGGAGCGAAGATTCCCGAAAAGAAATAAGGAGCAGTCATGGCGTCAACAATGGTAGTGATCCGTGGGAAATGGAATTTGGCTGTGATCCGTCAAGGTGTTTCCTATTTGATGGATAACAACGTGTCGAGATTTAACGATGGGATGTATCACATCTCTTTGAGCATCGCATCGTTCCGAGAGTTTATGGGCGCGTTCAGCGAGGCCGACGCGGTTAACGCGGGGTTCAAACGTCTGGATAGTCCGGCGAACATCGTTGTCGAGTTCGGCGGTCTTCGTTGGGAGACAGACCCCAAGGCGACTGAGCTACGAATTTTTGGGCCGAAGTCTGATCCGGCGAATCCGCTTGTGATCAATCTTACGGATGAAGTTCCGGGGCCGGTTGCGCCACCTCAGCCAAAGGTTCCGATGAGGGGATAAATGGAAAATAAATCTTCTGAGGTTGACGCGAAGCGGTATCCTGAAGTTGAGTATGTCGAATGGAAAGAAATTGCGGACCCACGACTGATGGGCATTGACTCCATCTGGGGAGACAAATGCTTTACGCTTGTGAAGGTTTCGTGGGGAAGGAATGAGTGATGGCAATACAATTCAGTAGGCAGTATGGCGACACGGTAGCAATTGCAACAGAGAAAGAGATTGTTCTCACGCGAGAAGTTAATGGCTTGCTTACGTGTTACACGATTCATCCAGAGACTTTTGAGTTTCCTGATGTGGTCGCTGAGCAGCAACGTATCGACCGCGTCCGAATGCTTTTGAGCGCGCATCCTGTTCTAATGCAGCAGATCGTGTCGGATGCAATGATTCGTCAGGCGCTCAAAGATAACGGCAATGCAGTTTGGCCGACAGTAACGTATCTTAAGACAGTTCTCGCAGGACCAGTCAGATGATTACAATAACGAAAGACGGGGCAAACCCCGACAAGTTTGTTGTTTCTCAAACAATCGTGATGTTTCTCGACAAGGTGATGTTATCCTCCTTGTCCGATGAAATTGAGAAAACAATTCGGGCTCAGGCAATCAAAGATTTGAGGCACAATCCTGAAGTGAAGAAAGTCATCGCTGAAGCGGCCACCAAGAAATTGTTGGCAATGCTCGGCGTCGAAGAAAAGGCAGTCGAGGAGAACAGCAATGAGCACACCAGAACCGGCAAAGCCACTGACAACGGACAACCTGTATCAGAAGATCGGGGTGCTGTCAGTCAGCAATGAATTTCTTTCGAATGAAGTCGAGCGTCTGAGAACATGGATCACCGGCCACGTCCAAGAGCTTCGAGCCGAGGTTGATAAGATCGAGGCGTCGGCGAACGCGGACGGCAAGACGATCTCCGCTGAGCTTAAGTCTGTCGTCGATCACATCAGGGCGAAACTCTGATGGACGAGAAAGTCGCTCAGTGGTTCGCTAACACTTTCGTCGATATGCTCGGTTATGAATTCGGGTACCACGAGATGATGTTCGACGAAGCGACGCAGACAAAATATTGGGAATGCTGGGGCTGTACCGCGAAAGCCGAAACGAAGTGGCCGACGTGGGGCGAGCCTGTTATGATGCATGACCCGGATTGCAGATTTGTTTCGTTGATGAATTTTGTAGGTCGGAGTGAGGTATGGAAGAATCCACAGAAACTGTCGTCGGAGTGGTAGAGCCTCCGAAGCGCCCTCGCGGTCGTCCCTCGTGGACTAGCCGGACGGCAGTCGCGGATGTTCCGGATACTCCGATTGGCAAAGATGAGCTAATTCGACTTATCTGTAAACGTCTTCGCATTGCACGATCCTCCCGCGAGTTTCAGTGGGCGGTTGAGAAACTGATCCAGCTACGCGGCTGGGGATTAGAGAAGCCGAAGAAACGTGCTCCTGTTCCGCGAGGAATGGCTCCGGTGTTCAAAAAAGTTTGGCAGCAAGAAGCCGCAGATAAACGGGCGCTTGCTACGAATAAGGAAAACGATCATGGCACTGAACAATGATGGGCTGACTGGGAAGTCTAAGTCGCCTAAGAAAGTTAAGGTGGTCAACCTTGGGAAGCACGGCAGCTTCAAGATCACGAAGCCGGGCGCGCTCCGAAAGAAAGCTAAGTCGGCTGGGGAATCCACTTCTGCTTTTGCTCACAGCCATTCGAAAGGTAATTCCGAGACCGCTCGTCAATCCCGTGCAGCGATTGGGTTGATGTCGATGAAGCACGGGAAATAAATTTCTGTTCGAGTTCTGCCGTCTGCTTAATGTAAATCTGCAACGCTCTCGAACGAATCTTTGAAATCAAAGCATGCCCCGTCATAGCCGGGGCTCGAATTTATGAAAATCAATCTCGGGCCAGTTCTGGATGCTCTGATCAATAAGCTTCATACGGTCATCGGTTCGATCTATGCGGCGGCGGTTCTGACCTACTTCTGTATTACCGGCAAGGACATCGGCATGGGGCTCGTCGCCTTCAGTGGCACGTTCTATGCATTCCTTCTCGGACACGCTTATACATATCAGAAGTATCCTGATCAGCCGGACCCGAACAATCAGCAGCACTAAAATAGCCGGGCGGCTTGGAGACGACAATGAAGCGGTTTCTGATCGCCCTATTTCTTTCTGTTCTGCTGGCACTACCAGTTTCGACGCCAGCTGCTACTCCCCAGAACCCCACAGGTTTCGCGGGTAAGGCGTATGATGCCACGATGGCTTTGTACGGCACGAAAGGAACGGACACAGAATTTATTTGTACCGCTTGGGCGTTCAAACAAGTTCCGGATGGCTACGATTTAATTTCAGCCGGTCATTGCGTCGGCGAAGTTAACGCGGACTCGTATTCAGTTTCTGACACGATTGACGGTCCTCGGACTCCAGTGACTCTCATTAAGTGGGCTGAGAACGCAGACGAGGGACTTGATTTATCTCTTTGGGAACTGAAGACGACGAAGAAATATCCGACGCTTGATCTCGGCTCGGCGAACGACGCACATATCGGTGATGTGATTATCAATCCGAATTGTGCGATGGGTATCACAAAATTTCTTAGTCTTGGCCGAATCTCCGGGCCTCTGGTGCCCGCCACGGATTCCGTTCCGGTATATCCAGTCGAAGTTGACGGCGCGGGTGGTTCTTCGGGCTCACCGATCATTTCGGCTAAGACTCACAAAGTTATCGGCATTTTGATCTATGGGCCTCCTTCGGAGACTGAGATCGAAGCAGAGATAGGCGTTCCGGCTCAGATTGGTGTTGGTATCGAGCCCATAGACAACTTTCAAAAGTTTATGCAGGTGAAGAAATTGATCCCGAGGGTTTCGGCGCATCGGCGGAAGTATGGCATTAAAAACAGCAGAGGAAATAGAGAAGTACCAACAACGCGATCTACTGAAAAAGGATAAACAAAAGCTGGCCGAGGTTCTCGGCTATGACTTTGTTCCTGCGGTTCATGAGCCACTGTGGAATCAGTTCTTCCAGTACGACACTCGCAAGCCGTGGGCGAAGCAGTCAGATATCGCTAAGGTTTTGATTCTGTGGCCTCGCGGCCATTTTAAGACAACTGCTGTTGTTGTCGATATCATTCAGGCCATTCTAAATTTCCCAGACATCCGCATTCTAATCATGCGCGGCAGTATTGGGATTACGAAGGCATGGCTGGCGGAAATCAAAGCGCATTTTACCGGAACCAATCCGAATTCTCGCCTTGCGGATTATTTTCCAGAGTTTTGTGCGCCGCTCGATCTTGACAATCAGATGTCATTTACAGTTGCCGCTCGCCGCCAAAAAGGCTTGGCGCAGGCGACTGTGACTGTTGCATCGCCGAAGTCTGTTAAGACCGGCACGCACTATGACATTGGGTTCTTTGATGACTTGGTGAACGACCAAAACTATCGTTCAGCGGTTCTGTTGAAGAAAGTTCAGCAGGACTTCTTCGCTTGTATGCCTTTGATCGATCCGCCGTTCTTCGCGGTCGTGACAGGGACGCGCTATTCCTTCGGCGACGTGTATGAGAATATCATGCGCGCCAATGTGAAGGGCGAGTGGCGTGTAAGTTTCCGGACTTGTTGGGCCGATGATGATCAAATAATTCCTCTGTTCCCCCAGCAGCCAGCTATCGATAGACCTTGGACTGATGAGCAAGGTATCGGCCATAGCGGCGGCAAGCTAGTTGGCTTCACGAAAGAGCAACTAGACTTCATGCGGGACGGCGATCCTGAGATGTTCGCATCTCAGTATCTGAACCAACCGATGGTCAAGGGAGGCCAGCGGTTTCCAAAGCAATTACTGGAGTCATGCAAGATTCAAAAGGCTGACGCTCCGGCGCTGAGCCCGGCGATTTTCTTTATCGACATTGCGAGCACAAATTCAGATACGGCAGATGATTCTTGTATCATTGTCGGCAAGAATGATCTGAAGATGACACAGTATGTTGTGGAGGCTCGCGGCGGGCAGTGGGCGTCATCAATGCTTGCCGAGCAGATAATCCTTGCGGCGCTTGAATACCGGCCAGTCACGATCTATTTTGAGAAGTCCAGTAGTGCTATCTTTTTTATGGATTATCTTCGCCTTGTGGCTTTTGAAAAAAAGATTTTTCTCCCGCTCGATTTTCTAAAGCTGGATGTTCGCAAGGACGCGAAATACACGCGCATCGGTAGCCTTCAAGGTTTAATGAAGAGCAAGCGACTTCGGTTTTTCGAAAGCGTGACGGCATGGGACAAGATTGTTCATCAGTTTGAGATATTTCCCGGTGGTAAGCATAAGCACGATGATTACATTGACACCATCGCGCTCTTCGCCACGCACATGATCGGAAAGATGATCTCACAGCCGGTTAAACCGAAAGTGAATCCGATCTTCGAAATGATTCGTCAGCAAGAGCAACAGACTTTATCTGACCAGATTCTTGAACGCCAGAAGATACCATCCGATCCTAGCGATGGGTTCGATGCTTTTAATTCTGGTTGGTCGTCGGCACAGGGACCGATAGGCGTCATTCCTGACTGATCGAGGGTAATGTGGCAGGCGGAACAATAGACAACTCGCCGGGTCTTGGTGGCGCGAGTTCTGGTGGTGGGTTCTCCGCAGTTGAAGGAGCAGTTGATCAGGGCGCTGCATTGTCTGCTGCGGCAAATTTTACCGAAGAACAGACAGCATTTCGGGATGAGCAGTATGACGATGACACCGCACTTGGTCTTGTTTTAACAGACGTTGCTGCGGGCATTGCGTTCCTTCAGTCGAAAGCTTTACTGCCCGCTCTCGTTGATACCTCGAACGACTTGATTTTCGGATTGCAGAAGCCTCGGGTCTGGGCCGATGGTAAGCCTCGGGCGAATCTGCCGATCTACGCTGTGCTGGAAGGCATCGAGAAACTGATGCCAGTTTTTTACATGAGCCTGTTCGGCACCGGCAAGCGTCGGCCATTCGTGGTCACGCCTGTTGGAAAGACTACGCCGGAAGCGGCTCGTGCTAAGGCGTCTGTGCTGGCGTGGGCCATTAAGCAAGCCGGTCTCAAAGAAGAGATGCGGCTAACGCTTAAGCAGTGTCTGAGCTACGGGTTCTGTGCCGGATGGTGGGGCTGGGAGCAGAAGAACGTCCGCGAGCGCGTTTATTCAAAGAACGCGGCTGGCCGGGTTAAAGGTAAGTGGGAAGATATTTTACTGAACCTGCCGAAGTACGAGAACATTGATCTAAAGAATTTCTCTTTTGATCCGCAGTGCAAACGGCAAGATGTTCAGAAAGGCGCACGTTGGGTTGCTAAGCAGGTGATGATCACTGCTAACACCCTTGATGATATGCGCGGCGATCTCGATACGTATGGCCGCGACGAAGTCGAATTTTCTATCGATGAAGACGGTAAGAAGGTCGCTAAGAAAACAGGGAAACGAGTTAGTCGCATTCCAGATCGGGAAACCCTGCGTAAAGTTCTTGCAACTGATCGTGAGCAGACTGAGGACACGTTTGCCAGTCAGAAGCGCGCCGTGTGGCGAGAGTTTCAGGCGCAGCTAGATTCCGAAGGATCATCGGCTGACCCGCTGATGAAGCCGCTGGAATACATCGAATATTGGACTGAAGACCACGTCATAGGTATTTTGCAGCGCAAGCTTGTTATTCGCCTTGGTGAGAATGAGTGGAATCAGGCTCCTGCGCTGACGTGCGCGTTTATCGACGTGCTCGGAAGTGCATGGGGTTTCGGCGTTGCTCGGTTACTTGCTGGGGAACAACGGTTTCAAGCTGGCGTAGCGAATAGCTGGATCGATTCGCTGGCTCTAGTTTTGAACCCGGTATTTCAGGCGCTTAAAGGCGTCGGGCCGGGCACGCAGAACATTCCGCTGGCTCCCGGTCGAGTTATTACCGAGACTTCAGAACTGAAGCCGCTGGTGACTCCGGATGTTAGCAACGCAGCTACGACTGCGATGGCGAATTCCGAATCCCGAGCTTCGAAGCGCATCGGTGCTGAGGGGGGAACGAATCTTCCGACTCAGGCTTTGCGGACTGGCTCCGGCGTTCAGGCTTTGACGGGCGATGTTATTCAGCGTCTGCAATATTTCCTAGAGATTTTTATCAACATGATTTATCTCCCGACGTTGGAGAAATTCATGCTGCTGTGCATGGAGAATTTGCAGCCCGAAGATATCAACCGGATTCTAACTGAAGAAGAAGGCAAAGAGTGGGACCGCGATATCCAAGAAGTTTACAATGCGAAGATTGATATCGACGTTCTGGCCGGTGCCGATCTTACTGCTCGCGCTGCGTCTGCTCAGCTTGCTCCGATGATTATTCAGATGCTGAGCGCTCCGGCAGTTCAGACTTCATTGCAGATTCAGGCTAAGAAGTTTGATTACGCGAACTGGGCAGCGGATATGCTCGACGTTCAAGGATTTGACGTTGATCACTACTTCCAGAATATGACTCCTGATGATATCAAGAGAATGCAGGAGCAGAATCAAGCTCTGGCGAAAGGTCAGGCCGATCAGAATCTGGAAGCTACTAAGCATCAGAACGATCTTGAGAACATCAATGAGAAAGGCACCGTTCAAGCGGGTGTTGCGCTCGTGAAGAAAGCTGCCGAGAGTCATTTGGATACTGCTCAAGACGCGCTGAGTCAATTGGTTTCGCCGGAAGGTCAGCCAGCACAGTGAGGATTTGATGGGCTACGAAACGTATCGTCCTGACTGGGACCCGTTCTTTAGTGATCCGTATGTACCGCCCGAGAAAGCTTCGAAACCTATTTTTGATCGAGCTTCCGATCCGAGCGCAAGCCGAAGTTTTATACTTGACGCTCCGAAACCAACCGCATCGGTGCATGCGAAGCCGGAGAGACAAATAGTAGTTGTGAAAGTTCCGTAGGAGACAATATGAGTGACTTGGAAAAACAGGAGCAAGCGCGACTTGAGGCAGAACGGGCAAGACTGTTGGCAGTTAAAATGGTTTTAACCCAGACAACCAATACACTTGGTTGGTCATATATCAAGAAAATTGCAGCGAACATTGTTCAAAGTTCTTTGCAACATTCCTTGAACGTCGAAGACGAGAAAGAGAGCGAACAGTTTCGAATCGAAGCTCGCGTCGCTCAAAAGATTTTCGGCCAAATGTTTACGGTGATCGAGACGGCGTTAGATTTCGGTACCGAGGCTCAGGCAGACTGGTTTAGTGAATTAGATGCATTTGTAGAAGCAAAGGAGAACGAAAATGGCAATGCCTAAGAAATCGGAAGCAGAATTGGACGCGATGTCTCTTGATCAATTGCGTGAGTTGGCAATTCAAGAGGCCGCAGAGATTGAGGCGGATGCTGCGAAAGCCGCCGCTGAGCAAGAGGCAGCTGATACTCTAGCGGCGGATAAAGCCGCCCGCGAGCAAGCGCTGGCTGAGGCTCAGGAGACGCCTGAAGAGATTGCCGAACGTCAGGCCGCTGAGCGAGAAGCCGCTGAGAAAGAGGCTGTCGAAAAGGCAGAGCAAGAGCGCGATTCTCAGGGCCGATTTGCTAAGAAAGAGCAGACCGACGATATCGTTGTCCCCGAGGACGAAGGTCAGCCGGACGAGTGGGTCATTCGTCGGGAGATCGATCTCGGAGACGGCGCAGGCATCGAGATTTATGAAGGGCGCGGCGCGACAGAGCTTGACGCTATCAAGGACCTGAATGACAGGCTTGTTGTAGCCAAGCAGCATGCCTCACGAGAAGTACGAGAAATTCAGAGGAAGCATCCGAAAGAGCCAGAGCCGCCCAAGGCCCCAGAGATTAGTGAAGACTTGGAATATGTCTTCAAACAACAGTTCGAGAAGAAACCCTCCGAAGCATTCAAGGCCATGTTCAAGGAACTGACCGGCATGGATGTCACGGAGTTTAAGACGTGGCAATCCGCACAGCGAGCCGCAGATGATGCTCGCGCCAAGCAGGACGAAAGTTTGCGGATTCAACGCGAATGGGTTTCGAGTCATCCCGAATACATCACGTCCGTAGAAAACGGAGATTTGATACGTGATTGGGTTCGAGATCACAACTACAACGAGTTTACTCAAGAGAATCTTGAGAAGGCTTTTGAGGACCTGAGCGGACGCGGATTGCTGAAGCTCAAGACTGATGAAGCGAGCGCACCCACGAAAACTGAAACCACGACGAAAGTCAAAGAGGCTGCTCGGATTGAGACGCCCGCGACGGAAGTTGTGAAAGACGTTACGCCGGTACGAAGCTCTCGGAAGGCAAGCAGTGTTTCGACAACTCGAAGTGCTGCGCCAGTCGTAAAGACTGAGCTAACTGAGGACGACTTGTACGCAATGCCGATGGATAAGCTCAAGGACTTGTCGAACAAGCAACTAGCTGAACTTAATCGGCAGTAAACAAGTATCTCACTTCAAAGGTGATTCATCATGGCTCTACCTACGTCAGCCTCCGTTATCTCTAGCGGACTGGCTGCTTACCCCACGGTCTATTATGATCGTGTGGCCCTCGACACTCTGTATTCGAACTTGTTCGGATACGCAGCGTGCGATTTGAAGATCATGCCTGATATGTCCGGCGTGGCGATGCAGATTTTCGACTACACGAAAATGGGCTCGAACACCTCGGCGGTCACTGAAGGCACGCCTGCTTCTGGTCAGGCTCTGACTCAGAACACGGCGACCATCAACCTTGCCAACTACGCTGATTACATCAGCTATTCGAACAAGGTTGTTCTGACGGCAATTTCCAACACGGTTGCAGAAGGTTCTTCGCTTCTGGCCTATCGTGGCGCGCTGTCTGTTGACACTGTCATCTGGACTGCTGTTGACACGCAGGCTGCTGGCACCACGTTGGACAGGATCGACGTGAACGACGGCAACTACATGAACGCGGCCATCGCCCGTAAGGCTGTGTGGCAGTTGCGCTCGTTTGATGCGAAGCCGAAGGCGAACGGTCTTTTCTTCGGCGTCATCCACTCTCTCGCGGCTTACGACCTTGTCAATGACGCCAGTGCTTCCGGCATGGCTGATTTGATGAAGTACAGCGAGAAGCTGGCTTCCTCGAACCCGGCGTTGGTCGGGATCAAGGGCGCATACATCGGAAACGTTGGCGGCGTCGAATGGTATGAATCGAATGCTGTCACCACGGCTGCGAACTGGCAGGGCTCTGCTCACACCGCGTATCACTCCTACGTTGTGGGCCATCAGGCGTTCATCGCCTCTTCGCTGGGCAAGACGAACTTGAACCAGAAGAACTTTACGGTGAAGACCGTGAACTTCCAAGAAGGTTCGAATTCTCTCGATCCGGCTGCTCTGATCAAGGCGGCATCGGTTTACAACTTCTTCTTTGGGTTGACCGTTGCCCCGACGCATGCTTCTTCGGACAAGTTCCGCAGGATCACTGCCGAATCGACAATCGGATAAAGTTTGAGACTGGGGCTCTCACTAAACTGGGAGCCCCGCGTCTACAGACGAAAAGGAGAACAAAATGAGTTCACCAGTATCTATTGCCGATGCGGCTCGTCCAGAACGCGGCATTTTGCCGGTCTCTCTGACTAACCCCACTTCGGCAACAATGTTCACTGATGCAGGCGGAAGCGCTGTCGTCACTAATCTCACGGGACCAGTTATCCCGATTGATAGCGACTCGATGGCGTTGCCGAAGGTGTATCAGAACAAGCCTTTCGATGTGAAGTGTTGGGGACGGTTCACGGGGGGCACCACCACTAACCTGACGCTCCGGGTTATGACTAGCGCGACGCAGATCAGTGCAACTGACGGTTCCAATACCGCGTTGTTCAGTTCTGGCGCTGTGGCTGTCAATTCGGTGTCCGGTAATTGGCTGCTCGAATCCGAACTGATCTGGGACGTTACCGGGCTCAAGATTGCCGGTATCTTCTGGGGCTGGATTCAAGGCTCCACGAACACCGCGATCACTCAAGCTGTAGTTACACCGTTTAGTTTGACGGCGGCTCAGTTTGCTGCTAACGGTGTGTCCTTCGGTGTTGACGCTTTGTTTTCGGCGACGAACGCCGGGAACCTCGTTACCCTCGATGGGTTCGACATCGATCCGCTCTAAACCGAATTCTAACGGTCTTTTTCAGGGGGTTCTTCCGAAAGAATCCCCGAACTTTTAGGAGTCGTCAAATGGCTTGCCAAGTCACGTCGATTGCAGTTAACACCGAGACAACGATAATCACCGCAGGTACCGCTGGGGTGAATAATGCGTTAGTCGGGTTGGTGATCACAGCCACGGGAACTTTTGCTGTGGGCACTGTGACTATCAAGGATAGCACGGGCGGCACGACTCGTATGGTATTTGATTACCCGAGTAGCTCTGCGGCTCCGAGCGCTCCGTTCATAATGTTTTTGCCATTTGATCGTTGGTTGTATCAAGCGGCCCCGGCGAATAACTGGACCGCGACGTGTTCGGCTGGTTCCGGCACTCAGACTTATCACATCAACGCTTTCTATCTCGAAATCTAATGAATGTCGTTTATGTAGTGAATCGCAACATTGATCCGATCAGCGATCTCGGCGATGTTAAAGCAGTGTTGCAATATACTCCGCTCTATTGTGTTCTGGTGTCCAGCATTTACGACATGCAGCTGGCGCATCAATTTGCGGAGCTTGATGAAATTCTTCAAGTCACTGGCGGTGACGACTTCGTATTGAAGACGGCCCGCGAGTATGCCGACAAGTCAGAGATGGCCGTGCTGATTATCGGAGATGCAGTTAGGCTAGACGAAGTTAAGGAAGATGGAACACGGGAGGCACTCGTATGTTGATTCAACCAGATTCTCAGGAACTGGGCGATAAGCGTCTTAGTCCCGCCGAGGCTGTTGCTCGTGAGCGGGAGGAATTGCTTGAGAAGGCATCAAAGAAAAAGATTCAAGGGCAAGAAGAGCTTGAGGACCCGGATCGTAGCGCAGGTCCCCGGCTCTATTACACCGAGATTCTTCGGCGACTCTGGAAATTGAATCCCGAGTTTCGTGTTGAGGATGGCAAGGACGGTTCCGTTGCGATCTATCGACCGAAACGTCGTGATGAATACGACTGGGAGCAGTGGGACCCGATGGCACCCACGAAATGGCGCTGGGATTTTGAATACGTGACTGGCATGGAGAAAGGCTACTTGCCGGAGTATTCACATCTTTTGTTGGACAGTTCTCGACTGGCGACGAAAGAGGTTCGAGGTTGGCGGTCGATCTTGATTCCATGCATCGAGTCGAGAGCGATAACGTATCGCGGCGCGATACAAGAGTTTGGTGATCCGGCGAACGATCAACGATCAGGACGCTGGTTCGAACAGTTGCAGAAGTATATGAAATAAAGGAGAACGGAAATGGCTGAGAACGGAACGTCAATCACAATAGATCAGTTGAAAGAGATTTTAGCTGCTCAGCAAGAGATGTTTGCTAAGCAGACTGCTGAGCTTGTCGCGGCGATGAAGAAACCGACCGTGATGGAGCAGAAGCAGCTGGATAAAGAAGCTGCTGAGGTTCTTGCTAGGAATCAGGAGCGCAAGGACAACGCAGCGGGTATGACGGCGAAGCGAGAAGCGGATCGCAACACGAAGCGTACCTGTAACCATCAACATCCGAACGGCAATACGCATTGCGTGTACATTATGCCGACGAAGTTCGACGTTTACGGCTACATCCTTTGCCAAAAGAACCAGTGCATTATCCGGCCTGAGCCCGCTCCGGCAGGATATACCGGTGACGATATTTACGACACCGCGCAGTTCAATCGGCTGTTCCAGTCGTTGCCGAGTCAGGAACTGTTCCAGTAAAAAGCTTGTGGGGGCCGTTTGGAGACGGATGGTATCCGGAATCCTGAAGGCGTGTAAGCGCACCGGCCCCTTCCATTCTTCTTGGAGCGATTTGTGTCATTCACCAATACCTATCAATCGGTTGTCAATTTCTGTAGCACCCAGATCGACTTGCTTCCGATGACGGGTGTGGGTGGCTTTGCTTTTGAACCCGCTTTAAGTATCTGCAACGATGCTCTCGCCGATTTACTCACCTCCGAAAACAACTGGAAGGTTAACCGAAAAGACCTTGCGGCCTTTCTAGTAACTGCGCCCTTTAAGCAGGACTATATCTGGGGAGGATCGAGTGCGTTTACGCTTGGAAGCACTAATCAAGGCTGGGCTATTGCGTTAGCCTCGGCTTCCGGAATCACAGTTACTGCGGGAGTTGTCACGGTCAACACAATCGAACCACACGGTTTTTCTGTCGGTGACAGTGTCTTTTTGAATGCTGTGGTTGCGAAGCCGGGAAATCCTGCGAATGCTGCCGCGTATAACAGCGTGCTCACGACTAACAGCACTGGGACTTCGTGGAGCGGTAGCTATCAAATCACTTCGGTCACACCGCTTTCGTTTACTTTCAATGCGGTCGCCGGACAAAATAACGGTGACATTCTTGGCGCGCCGGGCATCTTCGATTACGGCTGGATGCAAGAATCCTATATGTACATGATGACGGATACCAGTGCGCCGTACTACAACAGACTTCTTTACGCCAAGCGACAACTTCCCCTTGATCGCATTGTCGAGAATCCTTCACTGATCTCAGTGCAACACGATAATGGAGATGGCACGCTTGTCGTTCGGTTTTATCGCTGCCCCGGAAATATTTCATGGGGCGCGAAGCTCTCTTATCAGATGGCGTCTCCCGTTGCTGTTAATTTGACAGCGACATGGGCTCCTTTTCCGGATCACTTTGCGCCGCTGTATCGGCAGGCTGTTGTCTATCGGATGTATCGGTATTTGAACAGTCCCCGCGCAGACGCAGAGTATAAAAAGCTCCAGTTGGAAATCAGCAAAGCTGCCGGATACGACGATAACGAGCAGACAGACGTTACACTTCAGCCCGCGAACCCGTTGCTTGATGACGGACTTTACTACGGATTCTGGGATTGGTGAGATTATGTTGAACGTAGCAGCTACCCCAACAGACGCCATCTTCGTCATGCGGCATGGGCAGACCGCACTGGATATCAGTCATCGTTGCGATTCATGGCTCGATCTTCCACTTTCCGACGAAGGCCGCGAAGATGTTGTCACCACGCTTTCAGATCATCTGAAAGATTTTGGTATCCAAAAGATTTTTGTCACGTCTCTGAAGCGCATCGAAGAGAGTGGACACATTATCAGTACAGGTTTGCCAACTGCTCCGCCAGTAATTATCGACGATACCGCGAGAACATGGAATCTTGGAACAATCGGCGGCGACAAGAAAGATAAAGAACGGAAAGCTATGGTGAAGGATTTGCTCGACAATCCGGAGAAACACGCGCCGGGCGGCGGAGAGAGTTACGGCGAATTTACGGAACGGTTCGACAGTTTTCTTGACGGGCAGATGAAGGCAATCGAGTCAGGCAAACTTAAAGGACCAGTTCTGGATGTTTTATCGGGATCAAATTGTCGGCGTATCGGCGAGCGCTTTATGGACGACCGCGATGATGCCGACCTTGATGAAGGTGGATTGCTGATGCTTTATCGAGATGGCGACGAAGGCAAAGAAGAGGATCGTTGGAAGGTAGTTATTATCTCCGGCGCATCTAACGGCGAGAATTACGAGGAAAGCTGATGTGGCAGCGGACTTGTCCGATCTGCCGAATGATTCTAACTAAACCACGAAATCATGACGGCCCAGTCCCGTGTCGTTGTGGGTGGATGTGGAAATGAAGGCTCACATGGTCCCCGGATTAACACATCAAGTGCCACACATGATCGAAACAGTCATACTGGGTGGCGGCAGCTGGCTGGCGAAGTTTATCGGCGGTAGAATCGCTAAAGAATGGCGAGGCATTAAGGAAACGCTCGGTAGGATTGAATCAACTGCAAAAGTTCAGGCTGAGAACCATCTGACCACGATTCAAGCAAACACTTCGCAAACTAACGTGCTGCTGGAGAAAGTCGTGGATAATCAAATTGAATTGAAC